CCTTTAGAAATGTAAGCTACTAATGTCTCTCTTGAAATGCGCCACGCTTTACCTACACGTTTAGCGCTGATTTCGCCAGTATCAATTAATTTGTATAACAGTTTTCGTTCAATGCGTAGAAACTCTGCGGCTTCTTTAATCGTTAGTATGTCAGCAGGTTCTTTCACTGAAATGGGTGCTTCGGTCATTTAATTTCCTTTCTTGGCTTATAAAGTCTAATGTCATAGGTGCGGTCACAGTTCATTGCAGGTGGTAAGTCGTCCGGATGAGCTTCAATCCATTCTCTCATTGCCGCTGTTGTGATGCGTTGGTGTAGCAGATGTAATGCGTCATGCTCTTTAATATACTGAAGAAATGGTTGCCAGTCACCACACCAAAATCTGTCATTAACAACACGTGAGACTGTGCCGACGGCAGTTTTAGTGGTAGTAATCCCTTGTACTTTAAAAATATTAAGGATTTCACCTGCCACTAGCTGTTGCTTTTCTTCAAGTATTTTATCGTCAGCATCGAACTGCTCAGATAGTACTTTACGTTTAGCTTTTATCTTTTCAAGAACGCCGGCTAATCGGTCTATTGTTATTTCGCTCATTAAATTCTCCGTTTAAAAGTAAGCAGATAAGAATCTTATATGTTCTTATTATCGCTGTCAAGTACTTTAATGTACTTTAAATCTGTAATATTTCTCTATACATACTAATCAAATCTATGTGACTATCCACACGTGTTTCAAGCATATTGTATATATGTTTTTCTACCGGACTACCTTGAATCATGAACACCGTGACCTTAGTATCTTGCCCTTTTCGGTGAGCACGTGCGTTAGCTTGCAGGTATGTATCTACTGATGAGGTCGGCCCAAACCAAATAACTGAGCTTGCCGCAGTTAATGTAATCCCATGTGATGCCGCTTGTGGTTGGATAACAATAACTTTATATTCCTCGTTGTTTTGAAAGTCTTGAATGATTTGCCCACGTTTAGCAGGTGACACATCACCATGAATATATAACGTTCCTATATGCCGTGCTTCTAAGTGGTCTTTTATCATTTCAATGGTGTGTCGGAACGGAGCAAATATGATAGTCTTTTTATCCGATTCGTCAATGATTTCATCCATTACATTTAAGCGATTTGATGCATCGAACCGAACAACTTCTCCAGTATCCGAATACACAGCACCACATGATATCTGTAACAACTTATTCATATTAGCCGCCGCATTGACTGCGCTTATTTCCTCACCTGCCGCTAGCAACAACATAGATGCTTTCATAGCTTTGTAGTACTTCTCTTGTTGTGCAGTTAGCTCTACGTCACGGCGCACATACATTATCTCGGGTAAGTCTAGGCATTGTTCTTTAGTAAATCGGATAGCGGGTTGCAGGGCATTGAACACCATATCCCTAGCCCTAGGTCGAGGCACCCATTTGAACATTGTGATTTTCTGCATGACAGAATCACGCCACTGTGTGTAGTATTTCGGCACACGTTCAGGACTTACTAGCTTGGCTAGGCCATATGCATCTTCAGGGGACTGCGCCGCAGGTGTGCCGGTCATCATCCATAGCTTGCATTGTAGGGCGTTGAGTATTTTGTTGAACGCTTTCCATCTGCGAGTAGACACAGATTTGAGGTTGTTGGCTTCATCCACGATAATTAAATCAAACCCTGCCTCAATGATTTCGTCCATGACGATTTCTACACCATCATAGTTTATGATAACAAATTCTGCAGATGACTTAATTACTTTGCGCCGTTGTTCTTTAGTACCGTGAGCGATACCAATCGTGCGATGCATGACAGACCTAAACAAATCTTCTTTCCAAGCCGCATGCATGATGGATATAGGACAAACTACCAAGACACGTTTAATCTCGCCGATGTTCATTAGATAGTCGGCTGCCCACGCTGCCGAACAAGTTTTGCCTGTACCCATCTCGGATAACAAGAAGCATCTATCGTGGGTAGTGAGAAATTCACTGGTGGTAACTTGGTGAGACATAGGCGTGTAGATGCCTGTCCATTTATACTTCTTGAGTGGTGCCGGTGGAACCTTTTTAAAACCCAGTGCAAATAACGCTCGCACTTCGTCTCGCCCCCAGTGGACTAATACTTCATCAATATCACTATTAGGCACCGTACCAATTAACTTACTCTTGGCGATACCTGATAGGATTTTATCGGTCAGTCGGGTGTGTAACCTTAATGCACGGTTCTCTACTAATTCCAACTCATTCTCCTAGCTAGCTTATTTTTTCTTTTTACCAGTGCCGTGCTTATTATCTGCCTCGTTTGCACTTGGGTCACGTAATCGTAAATTCCCATTTGTTGACTTGCCACCTGCTCGTATCGGCTTGATGTGGTCTATATCTTTACCTGCCCTATCAATACCTTTTTTGTCATACGCACGTCTAGCTTCTTGACGTACTAACTGGTCTTTCGTTTCACCACGTGCTTTTTGTTTCTCGTATTGCAGTTTCCAATACTCGGGTGGGTGTGGTCCTTTAGCTCTCGGCATTACTATCTCCTTTTTGGTTTCCAATGTTCACATGCAGTATGTGGGCACCAACCGCACAGCCCTGATGGACTAGGGTTCCATACGCCGACTTCCGCACAAGATATTATATTAACACGCTTATCTAACCAGTACTGCAATAGATAATTAAAGTCTTTCCGGTGGTATTCTCGCTTAACCATTACGTCGTGTAGCAGAAATAATAGTGCGCCTTTAACATGCATGACATCAGGGAACTTAGTAAATATCATGAGTGCCATAAGCTCTAACTGCTTGGGGTCAGGATACTTAGCACCGCCTGTTTTATAATCAATAACTCGTGCTTTATCGCCATTAACTATGGTCAAGTCGGCAATGCCACGGAAGCCGTTAAACTCCTCGTCAAATGAATGAAGGCTACCATCAACCCCCATACCCATCTCAAGCTCGGTGTACTTATCCCCTGCAAATGCTAGTAACTTGTCTAGGACAGGCTTAAACCTACTATACCCACCTAGTGGTGTGCCGTCTTTAACGTAATCCTCACAAGCCTTATGAACTGCCTTGCCGTACATAGTAGCGGTGGTTTCTTGAAACGGATATGCATTGAGTATCTTTACTTGATAGTATCTACGTGCACACCCATCAAAATCTTTCATCGCACTATATGACAGTCTCATCTATTTAGCATCCCCATAACTATCACCAATTCCACCTTCTGCATCTAGCGGTAAGTCAGGTGCCCACGCAGGTGGCGTTCTCATAATCTCAATCACATCAGCTAGTGCTTGTTCCGCATCTGCTTCAGGAACTAACAGCAACAACTCATCATGCACGGTACCTACTACATGATACTTCTTACTCGCAGATATGATATTCTCTGCCATAATATCACGTGCTAGCGATTGTGTCACACGCTGAAAAACTTTACTTCCATACACCTTGTCACGACCATTTCGTTGGGCATAAGTTATCTCAGACTTCTTAGTATCTTTGTTGATAGTACGCTTCAAATCAGGGTAGGTCAGCACTAAGCCATTAGGTTTAATAATGCCAATCGACTCGAATATAAGCCCTGCCGCATCTGTAAACACCGGCCCAATGCGCACGACACCATTACGCCCGAACGTTCTTGTTTGTTTGTACATTAGTGCGTCCAAGACACTGGTTCCATCTGCCCAAGTCTTTACCACCTCCGAGTAGCCTGTACGATACAATGATGTAATTAATTGTGCCTCTGTCTCGGATACCGTTTGTGCGCCCTTGCTTTGGATACGGATAGTGCCTCGTAACTTAACTGCGCCCGTGCCGTAAATCAAACTTAGTGATGCCACCTTACCTACAAACCGTTTCGGGTCTTTCTTACTAATGGAATCATAAGGCACCATATACGCACCAGCCGCAAAGTCACGGTACAAGTCAATGCCCTTACGAATGAGGTCTATCTTATCGTCCTGTCCTGCAAGCCATAGCCCAAGGCGTAGCTCAATGTTACTCAAGTCAGCAACTACTAACTTATATCCTTTCGGGGCAATCAGCGCATGACGTAACGCATCACTAGGTCTAGGGTTATCGGGGTCAATACGTGTTAAGTTCTGTGGATTAACATCGAAGCCTGACCATCTATGTGTGACGGACGCGCCTGAATATTTAAGTGGGAATGGGAATGTACCACGCTCGGCAATGCTTAAAAACGCTTCCGTGCGAGTGATACCTATGGTGGATTTGAAACCCATACGTGCCGCAAATAATGCCTGTATCGTTGGGTTCGGGTGTTCCTCTAGCACAGTAAAGTCCTCATCGGTCTTAGCGAATGCATAGGCTTCCTTACCGGTAGTCGGACTAATCTTGCGTGGTGGTTCTACGCCGTTGGCACGTAACAGTTCAGCGAACTTATCATTACTCATAAGTTGTTTCTGTAAAGTATCTTCTGTTTTAACCCCAAGCTCGTTCATTAGTTTGAGCATAAGGCTACGTCTTGCTACGCCTATCTCATACAGGGCAGTCTCTAGCTTGCGCCTGTCCATCTTGAGCACAGGTTCTGTGAACATCCGTACAGTCAGGTCAATCAGTTTGAGTTCTTTCTTGGGGAACTGTGGCATCATGAACCGAAGCAATGTGTAGGTAAGCTCAACGTCATTCTTGCAGTACTCGCCATACTCAGCAAGGTCAACGCTACCAAAATCCTGCCTGCGTTTGCCGAGCGCTTTGACTACCTCGGTACCTTTCTCACCGATGCCGTATAGTTTAGCTAGGTTTTTCAGTGACACAGACTCGTTGATACCATGTAGCACGTTAGCCATAGACAACGTATCCAGTATCTTTGCCGGACGGATGTTGTATATCCAGTTGAGAATAGCTACGTCGAAGTGCGCGTTCTGTGCGCATACTGCATGTTGGGGGATGTTATATCTATCTAGGAATGATTTGATTGTTTTGAAGTCGCCTGATTTCCATACGGTAGGTCCGTCATTTACTTTTACGGCTACGCCTATGGTTTCAAACAGTGGGCTACGAATGTACGCCTCGGTGGTTATTTTAGATAAGCTAAATGCTTGGTCATAAAAGGTTTCAAAGTCTATTGTTATGATGTCCATTACTTAGCCCTCCGTGACAAGTGGTTAAGTAAAAATCTAAGGTCATCCATGTTGTCCTCGTTCACTACCATTGCATGTCCACCGGCCTGTTGTATGCGGTGTATCTCACGTTCTTGCAGTAGTGTAGGTTTGTTAGCACCTGCCTTTGCTT